CTCTTGTTGTTTTTGTGGTTGTTCTGACATAATCCTCCAAATAATAGTCTATTAATATTTATAAATTAATTATTCTCGTCATCAGACGGAACATCTTCCATTTCACTTTCATTTTCACTTTCAATTCTTTCATCTTCCAATTGCGCTTCTTCTTCTGTTTGTCTGAGTATATTTGTTCTGAACCATTCTTTTGAATAATATTTTCCTACAAAATCTTCTGAATCTCTTGCAAGTGCCATTCTTGCGTTAAGAATCTCTTGTTGTTTCAATTCTGTATAAAAATGATCTGATGTGTAATCATATTGAATTTTGTCTTTTATTGCATTCCACTCGGCAGAAGTCATGATTTTCTTTAAGATCAACTGTTTTTCCATAATTTCTTGGAATATTGAAGAAAACCTTATCTGTAACTTATGCACAAACTTACTGAATAAGAGTTCGTCCCTCGTAATTTCACTTTCTCTTCCAAGAGAGAATCCCGAATCTGCCTCTAAACGTGAAACAGGAACGTGCATAGCTTTGTAAAGTTTTCTCTGAAAATATTCTACATCATCCAACTGTCCAAGGTTTTCTCCGCCTGGAAGTGTGGAAATTTCTGTTCCTCTTCCACCCTCTCTTCGTGGTAACCAGTAATCTTCTAGCATTGACTGATGTCTGCGATCATCTCTGACTTCACCAGATTCGGAGTCATATACTAACCGATTCTTGTATCGTGTCATGATGTCACGAATGTATTGTTCTGCTTTGACTTTTGGTAGGTTTCCTACATCAATGTAAAAAATTCTTCGTTCTGGAGCCCTTGATATGCGATAGATGACGATTGCATCTTCGACCATTCGTAACTGATTGAGTGGTTTGATTGCCTTGTGAAGGTATGATAAGACCATTCTTTTTCTCTTATCAAGCAATCCAGAAGTACAATATGCAATACTATCTCTTGAAATCAATATTCCCTGACGATTTTGAGCATTTAAACCAGCTGGATTATAATTGAATACCTCGTTTACCTTAACATCAATAGTATCTTGTTTCTTTTCTTTATTGACTTGAGTAATTTTTTTGATCTTTGTAGCATCCAAACTTCGTAACTCAACAATTCCTCTTGATGGATCGTTTTCATCAATCATAATGTGGTAGTATAATCTTCCTTCTACATACCATCTGCGAAAAATTTCATGTCCGTAGTTGTTAAAGTTCAATAAGTCAAGAACAATATCAAATTCGTTTCGTATTTTTGTCTTGATTGATTCTGTAAGACTAAGATTATCAAGAAGAATATTGACTGGTCGTTCACCTTTTCCTGCAACAATAGCTTCGTTTACAACATTTTCTATTGCAACTTCACAATCAGAAAGAGAGGACATTTCTCTATACTTGTAGATCAACTCAACTTCATTCTTATATTCACCTTCCATGTTGAGATAAGAACCATAGGCTCCACCTCCTGCAAACATAAGACTACCATCATCATTTTCTGGAAGTGCGAATGCAGGAACTCTTGCATTGGGTTGTTCCTCACTTTTTCTTTCAATTTTGAAACCAAATATTTCAAATGCCATTATTACTCTCCTTAAGCGGGTAACCAGTAATCATAAGTCCATGTACAAGTAAATTCTTCTATTTCTCCTGCACCCCAATCTAAAGTGATTGGTGAAAGTGCAGTTGGAAATGAGTTAAAAAACTTGTAAGATTTCAATTTTTCACCTTGTTTACCAAATTGCGTAACTGTCAATTCTTTTTTATAATCTACGTTATCACCCTCTGCAATACCAAAGTTACTATCTCTATTATTTAGTTTGTGATTTGACACTAAACTCATCCACTCTTCAATCGTATTTCTGAGTCCAAAATCTTCGTCATTGATGATAGTAGTATCCCATGTGTCAAAAGTTCTATCTCCAGCAACTTTGATTGACTTACCATGAAAAAATACTTCATGAGTGCCAATATTAGATGCAGGAATAGATGCACCTTTAATAAGAAATTCTGAACGTGTGGGTGGGTTGACTATACCCGATGGGTAAAGTAGATCAACTTTGAACAGGGAAGGTCGTGCCCCTCCCTGTTTTAAATTAGATTTGAACTCCGTGACTGAAAACGCCATTCATTATAAACTCATTATGTTGTTGCTGAAACAACATCATTAACTGTAGATGCTGTTCCGTGACTCCAATAATCATATGCCCAAGTGCAAGTATATTCTTCTACTGCATCACTGGACCAATCAAGTGCAATTTCTCCAAGTTCTGTCGGCCACAGATTATAAAACTTCCATGTATGAACGTCATTTCCGTTTACGTCAACCTGTGTGACTGTTGCTTCGCCTGGAGTGTTTGTATTACCAAAAGTAGGATTTCTTGAACCATCTGCATCTCCAGCAAGACGATACATCCAATCTTGAATCTTGTTACGAATTTCAAAATCTTCGTCATTGAGGATTGTAGTGGTCCAATTATCATATGTGCGAAAACCTGTCATTTTGTATGCTCTTCCTGCGTAGTTTACTGGAAGTGCAGCTACAGTAGCAGCAGGGATCGCTGCTGCTTTGACAAGAATGTTTTCAGTAGAAGTAAATGAAAAAGAACTTGAACTATCACTAATATTTACTCTAAAAAGCGATGGTCTTGCACCACCTTGAGCTGCATTTGAAAAGAGGTTACTCTTAAACTCTGTTACTGTAAATGCCATTGTTGATATCCTCTATGCAAAAGTGTAGTAATTATAAGTCCAAGTCACATCAAACTGTTCAATATCACTTGCAGTATCATAACTCAGTGCAATTTCACCGACTGTACTTGGCCAACAATCTACAAAAGTAACTGTATGAATTGGTGAACCATCACCATCTTTTCCATATTGATGAAGTTTGACTGTTCCTGCAAATCCGTTTGAAGATACATGACCTTCATTCATAGAGTTTGATATTGTTCCGTTGATTTCATTCATCCATATTTCAAGTTCGGAACGTTCATCTCCACCTTCTGTCATGATGATTGTAGTTGTCAAATCACCAAAAACCATGTCGCCTGGAATCTTGACAGTTCTACCAAAGTATTGTCGTTCAATTGGTGTGACTGTCAAAGGTGGAAGCGCTGATACATTGCAGAAATATTTCACATTTCCAAGTGAAGCATCACTAACACCAGCAGGAGTTCCAGAAATCTCAAGTTCAAATAAACTTGGACGGGCGCCCCCCGAAGCGAGCGCACCTTGAAATGTTGATAAGCTAAACGCCATTTGATTTCTCCGATTCTAATCGTTTTAATTATTTATATCAAACAGCGCCAACGACTTCAGAAAACTCAACACCAGAACGAACTGCAACAAAGTTCAACTGAATGAAGTTGATCGCTCGTGATGGTTTGATGAAAATGTCTCCCCTGAACTGATTTGAGTCAACGACTTGCGCTGTGTTATTTGAAGCGTCACAAACAACACGGAAGTCAGTGATTCCACCTCTACCCTGAATATCACGGAGAAATGGTTCCACGATTGAAACAAATTGAGAACGAGTGAACTCATCGTTGAATTCAAACAACTGAAATCGTGCCGCATTCGCAATCGCTTTTTCAAGTAAGATGAACAAACGTCTTACGTTGATTCGGTCAAATGCAGATGGTTTTGTAAGTTGTGTCTTATCACCAAAAAGAATTGTTCCTTCGCCGGGGAAAGCAACAACTGGATTAACTTGATTAGCATAAAGTTTATCTCTTTCTGCTTGTTTAGGATTATAAGGAAGTTTTACAACACCCTTGATTTGTCCTCTTGTGAAACCACCTGGCGAAAAGAAAGGATCTCTATCCGAATCCGTCCTCGCACAAAGTCCTGCAATGTCACCATTCAATGGGACAAAACGAAACTTATCATTGTGTTTGTCAAACATATACTTGTAACCAGAGTCCATGACTGCATAAGAAGAATTCATGTTGACTGTCTCACGATAATCAACAACAGCATCAGTTGCAGTTGAAGAGTCAGTTACACCAACAACATCTGCTTTTTCTGGTGAGAAGAAAGCAACACAATCTTTTCTGTGTTCTGCGATATTATTGATTACGTGACGAACTACTGTAGAACCATGATTTGCAGTCATGATAAGAGAAACATCAGTATCTTCTGCTGATTTCATCTTGTCATATGCACGAATTACGTCTGCGGCAGATGGTGCTGCACCATCCGATCCACCCTGAAAACTTGTGGAAAGAGGGGCGGTTGATTGAATGAATGCATTTTGAGTTCCTGCACCACCACCAGTAATGGTCTGTGCGAGTGCAGCTGTTGAAGTAATACCCCAACCATGCATTGTTCCTGTTCCATCTCCTGAAGGAACTACTACAGTTGCACCTCCACCTGTGTCAAGTGATTGTGTGTCATTTGTTCCGTCTGGTTGTGGGACATTAAAAATCGGATGGTCTGCAAACCAAACATACTCAGATTCTCTATTGAGGTAGTTTGCATAGAAAATGTTTTCTCCATCTGCACCTTTTGCATCTCTAAGAACAGAAAGATTTCCGTGTGCTTCTACAACCTCGTCTTTTGTTCCTGTCCAATCACCATCTTCGTCAATAATTGCAACATGAATTTCATCACAGGCAAGACCTTTGTCCTCTGCGAAAACTGATGTTGTTGGAGCTCCTTCAGAGAATGCACCAGCATATTCCCATTTTCTTTCATATGCGACATTAGTATTAACTCCGATAAATTTTGTTGCAACTGTCATGTTTGTATCATCTGTAATTGCAGATACTTTTCTTTCTTCTCCACCAACTACAATTACATCACCGACTACAAATTGTGCAGAAAATGCAGTTGCAGTTCCAGTAACAGTCGTGGAGTCAGCAGCAGTTGTAACTGTTCCTGCAAGTTCAGAACTTGCTTGTTGGTATACTGACCTTTTTCTTTTACCTATAGTTGCACCAGCACTAATAGAACTGATTGTGCCAGAAATAGGAACTGCTGTTGCAGCATTATCAGTAGTTACTGATGTGATTACTAATCCCCCAGAACCAGCCTCAGTTCCATCGTCTATTTCTACAATATCACCGACTCGTAATTCTAATGAAAATTCACATCCTGTTCCGTCAATCGCACCTGTCCCACTTGTCCATTCAACTGTTCCTGTCATTCCACTATAAGTAGTTGTTCCTTGAATTGCAGGGTGGTCAGCAGGACACCATGAAATTTTAAAAGTGTTTCCAATTGCTCCTGCCCATTTTGCACCGACTGATGCAGTCCAACTTGTAGCATTTGCTCCACCAAAATCTTCGTCATAGGTGTTGTAATAATCATCTGATGTTTTTACTTGAACGTTTACGTATGCACCAGTATTTGCAGTTGCGTTCAATGGTGCATTTGAATGTGAAGTAGTTGTATTAGCAGCACGAACAACGTTCAACGCATTTGAATAAGACAAAAAATTAGCGGCAGTAAAGAAATGTTCATAGTTATCATCATTTGGTTTTTGGAAAATCTCTACCAGATTATCTTCATCCGTGATTAACTTTACTTCTTCAATTGGACCCCAGCGAAACCTTCCAGCAACTCCACCAGTTGAAGTTGCAGCTGCGACCACAACATTAGTCAAATCAATCTCAGAAGTATTTACGCCTGGACTTACTAGAAAGGCCATTGTTATCTCCGTAAAAAGTGTGATTTTTGAGTGTTAAAGTATAAATTACTCTTAAA